AACTCGGCATTCACTCGCCAAGCCGCGTATTCAAGGGCTACGGCGTGAATGTTGTGGAGGGCTTAACAATCGGTATGGCTAACTCCATCCCAATGGCCGAAACCGCCTCCGATAATCTTGCAAGTGCGGTCAGTTTAAACGGTGCTCCGCAAAATGCCGGGCTACTTGTCAACTATCAACCGTTGAGCCGTATAGCGGTGGAGCAAGCTCCGACTACACAAGCACAAGGCATTAATGTGAATTTTAACCCAACTATCAATGTGAATGGCAGTGCGGGGCAAGATGTTGTGAGTCAAGTTTCACAGGGGTTACAAATCAGTATGCACGAATTTGAAACATTGCTGAATCGGGTGCTAGACCAGCGGCAACGTCGCGCTTATTAACCGGGAGATATTATGAGCTATGCATTACTGGGCAATATTGCCTTTGACTTGTTAAATGCGCCGACAGGATTCGACGAAAGTTACTCGGCGAACTTTGTCGAACATCAAGTGTTGAGCGGTAAGCCAAGATTACAGGCTATGGGGGTAGAGCTTGCCGAGATCACCCTTAATTTACATTTACACTATAAACTCGGCTCAGTGGAGGGACGTTATCAGGAGTTAATCGCGGCCAAAGATAGTCAACAAGTGTTAGCCTTGGTGTTGGGGTTCTCAAAATTCAAAGGGCGATTTGTGATCACCGAGTTAACCGGCACTACCTTGTTTACCGATAATAAAGGTAATGCTCTTGCGCGGGATGTGCAACTGACATTACGCGAGTTTGTCGGCGACGAACAGCAAGGATTATTAGGCGAAGCCTTACAATTGGGGGCTAACTCGCCGTTGGCATCACTGTTACCGGAAGGGGCGTTGGTTGGCATGAATGCGGTTAAAAATGTAATTGCCAAGGGCGTGCAGGTGTATCGGCAGGCAAAACAAGTTGTTGATGAGGGGCGCAATACCATTGCGGCGATGAAGTCTTTTGTTGATGACCCGCTGGGGGCGCTTGCCGCGCTACCCTATGTATTAAATAACGTCAGTGGCGCATTAGGCGGTTTAGGCGATGTGGTTGGTATGGCGGATACATTCAAGACATTAACACAAGGCATAGCCGGGGCAAATGAGTTTATCCGTGATCTTGGTGTGATGACAGAGGATTTAAACGCGTTTCAAACTTTGTTTAAACTCGGTTTAAACGACAATAAAATGGGCGAATGGTTTACGTTAGGCGAAGCCAAACTCGCTGATGTGGGCGAGGCTATTGAGCGCATGGCCGCCCCGGCGGCTAAAATGACAGCTTGGATTGCTATCCGAGCCGATAATCCGACGGTGGAGGCATAATGAGCGAACAAGTAGTTATTGCCCATACTATTAAACAAAACGAACGGTGGGATTTGCTGGCGTACCGATATTATGGCAATGTCAATGAAATGGGGCGATTGATGGATGCCAATCCCCATTTATCGTTAAGCGAGGTGCTGCCGGAAGGTGAAATCTTATTAGTGCCGGTGTTACGCGTAAAAGGCACCAATCAAGATGGCTTACCGCCGTGGATGCAGGGGGAATAATGACGCAGGTATCTACTCCGGATTATGAGATTTATTACGGCAAAACCAATATCAGCGAGAACATTAAACCGTATTTAATCGAGTTGACTTATACCGATTATTTATCCGACCAATCAGATGAGCTTAGTGTAACGTTCGAGGATATAAACGGGCGTTGGATCCGTGGTTGGTTCCCGACGCAAGGCGACGAGCTACGGGTAAAATTAGGCTATCTTGGCGAAGCGTTGGCAGATTTAGGCGCATTCGAAATTGATGAAATAGAATGGTCACATGAGCGTAATAGCGGTTCTCAGGTATCATTACGTGCATTAAGCACCGGTATATCCAAAGCGAATCGCACATTAAAGCCAAAAGCCTATGAAAACACTACACTTGCACAGATTGTGCGTGATGTTGCCAATCGGCTCAAGTTAAATGTGAGTGGCACCGTGGGGAATGTACCAATCAAGCGAGTGACACAATATCAAGAGCGTGATGTGGAGTTTTTGACCCGTTTGGCCCACGAATACAACCACAGTTTTAAAATTGTTGGCAAAACACTTGTATTCACCACAATGTCCTCTTTAGAGGAGCGAAGTGCGGTTGATATTTTAGATCTTTCGCGTGTCTTGAGTGCGCGTTTGCGTGACCGAATTAAAGATGCCGTAACAGCGGTAGAAGCTAACGGCTATGATGTTGACGGCAAAAAAAACGTGAAATCTAACAAAAATAAAAAAGCCAAACGTCCAGGCAAAAAACAGGCAAAAAATGCGACCGCCGATACGCTTAAAGTGGTAACCCGAGGGGAAAGCCAAGCACAAATTGATGCGCGTGCCGAGGCAGCATTAAGCCAGCAAACCGATGACCAGCAAGCCGGTACAATACGCCTTATCGGCAACCCTAAGCTGGTTGCAGGAAATACGGTGATGTTGACTAATATGGGGATGTTTAGCGGTAAATATCTTATTACCTCAGCACGTCATCAATATAGCCGTAGTCAAGGCTATATCACCGAATTAAACATCAGAATGATCGAATTTATTGAGGAGCAAGCGAATGGCACAGATAGCCACACATAATTTTAATGCCACTTATCAAGAGGGTGTGGTAAGTGCGGTTGATGAAAAGACACATCGCATCCGGGTAACTCTGCCGGCACTTGAAGATTTAGAAACCGCGTGGCTGCCCTATTTTACGCCATTTGCCGGAGGCAACCAATTTTACGGCTTGCCCGATGTGGGCGAGTTGGTTGCGCTGATTTTAGACGCACGAGGTGAAGGCGGATATGTATTGGGAGCACTGTACAACGAACAGGATCCAACACCGGTAGCCGACAAAGAGCATTGGGGGATGAAATTTAAAAACGGCACGGAGATTTGGCATAATCGCAAAAACGGTGACATTACGGTTAAAACGCCCGGAACAGTTAATGTTACCGCATCCAAAGTCAATGTTGTCGCCCCAAGCGAGTTTACCGGTGATATGCAAATTAACGGTCAATTAAGTGTAACCGGTATAATTAGTTCGGATACGCAGGTAAAAGCGCCGAAAGTTACTCAAGGATCAGTGGAACTGGGAACACACAGACATACCGAGCAAGGCGACGGTGCACCGGTGTCGACCCCTTATTAACCCTTTCAATCTTTAAATCAATTTAAAATCCTTATTTTGTCATAGCCGTCATAATGACGGCTATGAATACCGATAATTTTAAGCATGCCCATTGGCAAATTCCACCTGATGACTTGACACATATTCAGGGCGAGGAGGATTTGCATCAATGCATCCGCAATATCTTAAACACCCGTAAAGGGCAGGACGTGTTACGCCCGGATTTTGGGAGTAATCATTTTGATTATATTGACCAACCGTTTGATATTGCCGTGCCAAATTTTGTGCGCGAAATCTTTATGGCAATCGAAAAATGGGAAAAACGTGTGGTTGTGCAAGAGGTTAATGTTAGTGGTGAAGCACCACACTTTTATTTTGTGATTAAATGGGCGGTCGCGGAGGATGTGCGTCGTCAGATATACAGCACCGAGGTCGGGGGTTAAATGGATATTGCAAATCGTTATGACATCACCGTCATTCCGGAGGACATTAAACAAATTGTTGCAGACAGTATCAAGCAATACGAGCAAGCCACCGGAAAAATATTACAACCCGCTCATATCGAACGTTTAATTATTGATGTGTACGCCTACCGTGAATTGCTAGTGAGAAAAGGCATAAACGAAGCGTTCCGTCAGACGTTTCCACAAACTGCAACAGGCATTGCACTTGACTTATGTGGTGAACCGCTAGGGTGTTATCGCCTACAAAACAAAGCCGCGCGTACGATTTTGCGCTTTAGCGTAAAGGGCGCGCACCCGTCAATCCTTATACCAAAAGGAACGGTGGTTGCTGTCACGGATGAGTTATTTTTTGCGACGCTTAACGATGATGTGATTACACCACTAATATCCTACGTCGAAGTGGAAGCTCAATGCAACCAAACAGGAGCCGCCGGTAACGGCTGGGAAGTTGGGCGAGTAAAAAACCTTAAATCGCAGTTAAACACCGATTTAACGGTGGATGTGACGAATATTGATGTATCAAGCGGTGGGTTATCGCAAGAAGCGGATGATGATTATCGCAAGCGCATTCTGGCGGCACCGGAGGCATTTACAGTCTGTGGTTCGGTGGCGGCTTATGACTATCACACTCGTGCGGTATCACAAGCGATTGCTGATGTAGCGGTGTCTACGCCCAAAGGCGGTTTAGTGCGCATTGCCGTACTGACAAAAGACGGCTTGCCTGACCAAAGATTACTAAAAGACATCAAAAACTATGTGACCGGCGAAAAACTGCGCCCGTTATGCGATACGGTTGAGGTGGTTGCACCGACAAAACGCGATTACCAAATTAGCGCGCGGCTGACCTTATTAGAGGGGTATCGCGAGGATGTGGTTAAAACGCAGGCGCGCGATAAGTTACAGGATTACTTAACGACAAAGACCCGTAAACTTGGGCTGGATATTGTGCCAAGTGCCATCATCAGTGCGTTAAGGGTTGAGGGGGTGTATGACGTAAATTTACTCAATCCGGCAAAAACGATCATCGCGCCGGACGAGTGGGCCAACTGCACGGCAATCACCCTAGACGTTGAAGAGGAGCGCGTTGATGGCTAGTTTGGATTATGCAGACATCATCAAAGCCGACCCAAAATATACGGCTCTTGCCGATTTATCGTTACGTCTTGAGGAGCCGGATAAAAGCAAAATCATGACGACACTGATTGATTTGCTGGATGATAAATTTATTGACGCGCTCGCCGAAAAGTGGAGTGTGACGGGTTATGACGGGCTGTTTATGGCGGAGAGTTATAGCTCAAAACGCGAATTAATCAAAAGTGCGGTCGAATTGCATCGGCGCAAAGGCACAGTTTGGGCGGTGCGTGAAGTATTACGAAAGCTTGGATTTGGTGAAGTGGAAATTGATGAGGGGCTGAAAAAAACCTATGAAAACAGCCAAGTCGCTGCAATCCCACCAAATGAACGTTGGGCATATTATGCTATCAGGCTGAATAAACCAATCACCAACGAACAAGCAGCGAAAGTGAAAAAGATTTTACGCAACTTTGTGCCGGCACGCTGCACATTATTATTGTTGGGCTACCGCGAGGTGTCTATCCGCTATAACAACAAAGTGCTTTATAACGGCGCTTATACCTATGGGGTAAACGGAGATTAAACATGGCAGGACTAAAAGAACAAGAAAAATGGGAAGAAGAAATCTATCAAATTGAAGAAAACGACCCGGTGCACGGTGGTGAAAATGGAGTGACCAATAAGCCGCTCAAACAATTAGCTAATCGCACTAAATGGTTGAAGAAAAAAGTGGAAACCCGCGCGACAACCACACAAGAAGGTGTGGCGTTATTGACGGAAGAACTGGATTCTGATGCGCTTGATTTAGGGCTGGCCGCTAAAGCCGGGAAGAAACTAAAAGCCTTGATTGAAGCACTCACCCGCAACCTTAACAATTATATTCCGAATAGTAAAAAATCTAACGCTGTTAATAGTCCGTCTGCCGATACGGTAGCCACCTCGGCCGCAGTTAAAACCGCTAATGACAACGCTAATGGAAGGGTGTCACGTAACGGCGATGATTTAAATGGCACGATGCGTAGCAAGCATTTTGGTGCGGGTGGGTACGCGGCGCAATATACCGGTGACGCGCCATTTATGGTGACTGAAATCAACACAATTAATCGGGACTCATTCCACCCGTTCGTAAAAGGGCGCGTGAGAACTAAAGGTGATTACGGCGCGGCATTTACATTTGGGTATACGACTTTTCAGCCGGGCAACCCGCGAAATATTGGAGAGTTTGGACGAGGCGCAATCTGTCTAACGGCAGATTCAGGTGACAGTAAAGTATGGACATTTGAGCATGGCGGTGACTTTGTATCGGCAAAAGATATTGTCGATGGTAGCGGTGTAGTATTGAGCGTGCTCAACTCGCTGTTTCACAATTTTAGAAACAAGTTTACAGTCGACAATTACAGTGGAACTCAATCTGTATCGCAAGTGTATCGCATACCGCTTAGCGCAAATAAAGGGCTTAAAATTTATGCTTCTTACCTCACAATTGCAGCCGGGATAGGTACACACCGATTCCGCCTTGCGGAGTCACTGGGCAATTTCAGGATTGGGTTTGCCGTTGATGCCGGTGCGGGTATGTTGCGGCACGGGGTCGTTATGGAGAGCGACACATCGGCTGTTGTGCATAGCGAGGTATTCAATGCTCCCCATGGGGTTAATGTACTATTAATTGGCGAATATCATTACTAGGAGTTGATATGTTAAAACAATTTAACCTTGCAGGATTATATTTTGACAGCCCTCGTATCACACTAGACATGGTCGGAAATGAGATTGAGAGTGTGACTGGCGATGGTTGGTACCCTGTCGAAACTCAGGAAGATGTTGACGGCATTTGGAAAAGTGTGGAAAGCAACGGCGAGGTATGGGCCGAAAACGGCGAGCTGAAATGGTCGGGACAGTCACCAAGTGAAAACCATCGGTGGGACGGGAACAAAAAACAATGGGTTTCATTAAGTAAAGATGAACGTAACGCCCAAGAAGCGGAAATGTTAAAACAAAAACAGACCGCACTTTTACAAGCCTTAAATTCCAAAACCGCCGAGTTAAAAACCAAGCACCTCGGTGGCTATTCGGTGCGAGAAGAACAAGAAGCGCGTGGTCTGTTGCCGACTATGCTACTTGATGAGATTTTTGCGGCAGGTGGTTATGGCTCAATGGGTGAACTAAAAGCGGCGATTATTGCCAAGGTGGAGACATTGGCAATTATTGAGGGTGCATTAACGGCAAAGGCGACCGAATTACGCGCTAAAATCAACAATGCCAAATCCGATGATGACATTGTAGCAATACAACGAGCAATTGAAGAATGGACGTAACGTATGATTACACAAGCAAACATCCGGATTAAACGTGGTGATGATTGCGGACAGCCGGTGGAGATTGTAGATGTTGATGGCAAGCCCTTTGACTTGTCGTCCGTTAAACGGATTGACTTACACGGCAAATCCGTCGGCAAAACCGTACTGACCCGCTCGACTACGGATGACACCATCAAAGTAACCGACAAAAAGAACGGTCGGTTTTTGCTACACTTCCCACATGACTTGACGCAAACAGTTAAGTGGCAACGGGCGGAATATGACTTGCAGTTGGTGTTTGTTGGCGACCTGATTCACACCATACTGGAGGGCACGCTTAACCTAAGCGGTGATGTAACGGCGTTGCCTGATGTGGGCGAGCCAAGCGGGGTTATTGTGACCAACCCGCCTATTAAAGCCACAATCACCGCCAAAGAATTACCAACAATTGATGCCGGTAATGCACTTGATAACAAACCGGAACCAGATTTATTAACCATTTATAATCTAGCCAAAATATAAGGACTATTATGAGTACAAATTTTATTAATTTTGCCAAAGCTGTTGGCGGAGACATCAAAGCATTAAATGAAGCCGTCGCATTTATCGGCAACTTGCAGGAATTAACCACTACAACCAAAAACACCCTTGTGGCAGCAATAAACGAAATCGCTTCACGGCCAAGTGGCACGGGCGGATTAAGTGGTGGTGAGGTAGATAGTAAGATTTCCGCTGCTATCTCTGCATTAAAATCAGAGATTTTAGGCGGGAGCGTATCAGCAGAATTAGACACGCTATATGAATTGGCAACTAAATTAACCGAAGTAATCAACGACCCGTCGATTAAACAAGCGGTGTTGGAAAAATTCACCGAGGTAAATAAAGAAATTAAATCCATTAAAGATGCGGATTTAGTCACAGCATACAATAACGCCAAAGCGGGAGCCTGATATGGCGAATAATCAAGAGGAATTAGCAACTACTATCGGTGGTGATGTAGGTAGCATTCTCAAGCGCCTTGATGCATTAGAGCGTGGTGGCCAACCGGGCGGCGCAAGTACAAAACGCAATCTGGTTTATGTGTCAAAAGAGGAGTTGTTAAAGCAAAACGGCGTGGCGGCCTTTTCCAACAACGTAGTGTATTCGTACACCTACCCCAAACCGTTTACCAATAAACCTTATTTAAACGTGCAGTTAGAGCTAAATGGCAACTTTATCCAGTATATCCGCGACCCGACTAATACCGGTTTTAAATTCGCGACAAATTACGGCGCAGCAATACAGGGACTATGGTATGAAGCAGAAGAAATACCGCAAAATTAACAATACAGGGAGGTAATAATGATTGACACAACAGCGACAAATAATACCATCAGCCAGCCAGCCAGCGGAGGGCAAAGCTATGTTTAAGGCAGCGCCTTTGCCATTTGTCGGGCAAAAACGACAATTTTTAAATCATTTTAAACGGGTTTTAAATGATAATATCCCGGGTGATGGCGAGGGATGGACGATTATTGATGCGTTTGGTGGTTCCGGCTTACTTAGCCATACAGCTAAGGCTATCAAACCCAAGGCGAGAGTGATCTATAACGACTTCGACGGATACGCAGAGCAACTTAATCATATTGACGACATCAACGCGCTACGCAAAAAATTGCTAACAATTATTGGTGATTACCCAAAAGATAAGCGTATCGATGCCACATTAAAGCAACAACTTATTGACGCTATTCAGGCCTTTGATGGCTTTAAGAGTCTTCGAGTGCTATGTTCATGGCTACAATTTAGTGGGGGGCAGGCAGCGACCTTTGAGGATATGTGTAGGCGGGATTTTTGGCATTGTGTTCGGCAAAGTGATTATCCTAGTGCGGAAGGGTATTTGGACGGGCTGGAGGTTATTAATGAGAGTTTCCATATTCTGCTCCCTCAATTTAAGGATGACCCGAAAGCGCTGTTTGTGCTTGACCCGCCTTATCTTT